ACGATGGAATACCAAAAAGCGAAGTTAAACGAAACTATAGCATTCACAGACGATTTTTAAATTTTATAACATGTCATTAAAAATAATTAAAAGAGACGGAGACCTTGTGGCCTTTAACCCACAAAAAATTTACAACCGAGTAAAGCGTTCCGCAAAAGGATTAAACGTTAACTCTGATGAGATTTTCATCAAAGTTATTACTTCTGTACCAACAGAAGGTAAAGTCACAACTAAAGAGTTGGATAAGTTGATTTATGAAATTGCTGCGGCGTATACCGGAAGTCATCACGACTATTCAAGACTTGCTTCATCTGTTGCTATTTCATCTTACCATAAAGAAACTTCAGATAGTTTTTGTGATACTATGAAAGTATTATACGGAGATGGTGTAGTTCATGAAGAATTGATGAATAAAATAAATCAATATGGTGAAGAAAACATCGATGCGATTATAAGACATGAAAATGATTATAACTTTGATTATTTTGCTTGGAGGTCATTACAAGAAATGTATTTGTTAAAAAGACCAACAGGACAGGTTATTGAAAGACCACAACATATGTATATGAGAGTTGCATTGTGGGTTACAGAAACGTTGGAACAGGCTAAAGAATATTATACTTCTTTATCAAATCAACTTATTTCTAAGGCAACACCAATCATGATTAACTCAGGTACTAAAGTACCACAATTAGCATCTTGTGTATTACATTATAACGACTCGGATTCAAGAGAAGGTTTGTTAGGAACTCTAAGAGACATTTCAACGTTCTCTTCAGACGCTGCTGGTATCGGACTTTCAATGTCAAACATCCGTAGTAAAGAAAGTAGAATATCAACTTCAGGTGGTTATGCGGGTGGACTTTTGAAATACTTAAAGATTGTTAATGAATCACTTAGATTCTTTAATCAGCAAGGACGTAGACCGGGTAGTGCCGCTATCTATCTTGAACCATGGCACAAAGACATCTTTGATTTATTAGATATTAAAAAGAACACAGGTGCCGAAGAATTGAGAGCTCGTGATTTATTTACGGCACTTTGGATTCCTGACAATTTTATGAAGGCTGTAAAAAATAACGCTGATTGGTATTTGTTCTGTCCTAATGATATTAAAAAGGCGGGATTAAAAGGTTTACAAGAATGTTATGGCGAAGAATACGAAGAAGTATATAACACCGCAGTAAGTATGGGTCTTGGTAAAAAAGTTAAAGCACAAGACATATGGTCTAAAATTGTTGAGTCACAAGTAGAAACGGGAGTTCCTTATCTATGTTCTAAGGACAATGCGAATAGAAAGACTAACCACCAAAATATTGGTGTAATTAAACAATCTAACTTGTGTAATGAGATTTACCAATATACCGATGAAAAGACTACTGCGATTTGTACTTTATCATCTATGGTATTGAAAAACTTTGTTAAAGATGGTGAGTTTAATTTCAATTTATTATATGAAGAAACACGTAAAGTCGTTAAGGGACTAAACAAAGTTATCGACATTAATAATTACTCAACCGAAAAAGGATTAAAAGGTGGGTTAGAACAACGAGCAATCGCTATTGGAACACAAGGTTTGGCTGACGTATTTTATTTAATGGACTATACTTTCACATCTGATGAAGCTAAAAAATTAAATAAAGATATTTTTGAAACTATCTATTACGCTGCGATTACAGAAAGTAATGAGTTATGTATGAACGGTAAATATGAATCATATTCATTCTTTAAAGATTCACCAATGTCAAAAGGTATTTTCCAATTCGATATGTGGGGAGTTAATGAAACAGAACTTTCAGGAATGTGGGATTGGAACAAACTAAAGAAAAGTGTTTCTGACTATGGTATATGTAATTCATTATTTACCGCACAGATGCCAGTTGCCTCTTCAGCGAAAATAACAGGTTCATATGAAATGACAGAACCAGCACACTCGGCAATATTTAATAGACGAGTTGTTGGCGGAGAAATTATGATTGTTAACAAATACCTCATCAATGATTTTGAAAAGATTGGTATTTGGTCTGAAGATTTAAAAAATGAAATTATCTTAAATGAAGGGTCGATTCAAAATATTAATTTTAATAATTACTTAGATTCTGAAGACAAAAATTATTTGAAAAAAGTAAAAAGAATTGAACACTTAATACCTAAGTATAAAACTATTTGGGAGATTTCACAGAAACAATTAATTGATATGGCTGCCGATAGAGCACCATTCATCGACCAATCACAGTCAATGAATATCTATATGGGTAACCCAACCCTATCTAAAATTACATCATCACACTTCCACTCTTGGGAAAAAGGTTTAAAGACTCTTTGTTATTATGTAAGAACCAAAGCTATCTCAACGGGAGCGAAACATTTGGCACTTGACATGAGTAAAAGAGAAAAACCTAAAAAGGTTGAGGTGCCACAAGTTGATTACTCGACAATGAACTTACCACCAAAACCAACAAATACTGATTTTGAATGTTTTGGTTGTTCATCTTAATCGCGACACTAATCCCGACACTATGTCGGGATTTTTTATTTTATAACTATTTATTGAAAATATCGAGACACTATATTTATGTAATATGGCTAACGGAATAACATATGGTATAAATTTTCCATTCATACAAAGTGAAAAGGGTAATTATTTAAAATTAACTGAAACTACGGATGAAGAAATAAGGGCAAATCTTGTTCACTTGTTATTAACAAGGAGAGGTTCTAGGTATTTTTTACCTGATTTTGGTACTCGAATGTATGAATATATTTTTGAACCATTAGATGGGGCAACCTTTGAAGAGATTAAATCTGAAATAGAAGAACAAATTAGTAAGTATATCCCAAATATTACTATTAATAGTATAACTGTAGAATCGTATACCGATGCTGGAGAAACTTCAGGTCAATTAGACTATGAATTATTGGGTCAGGCGAGTATTTATCGTATACCGGGAGCAAACACCGCAGAATATAGTGCAAAAATAAAAATTGATTATACAAATGATGCAAGAGCATTTGGTAGTCGACAATTTGTTATAATTAACATATAATATGGCTAATAATAAAATTAACTATACCGATAGGGATTTTGAATCAATCAGAGATGGTTTAATTAATTACACTAAACAGTATTATCCTGAGCTCGTTCAAAATTTTAATGATGCATCTGTATTCTCTGTTTTAATGGATTTAAATGCTGCGGTTGCCGATAATTTACATTATCATATTGATAGAAGTGTACAAGAGACTGTATTACAATATGCCCAACAGAAGTCTTCAATCTTTAATATTGCAAGAACTTATGGTTTAAAAATACCTGGTTACAGACCATCCGTTGCCGTGGTTAATATTTCAATCACAGTCCCACCATTAGGTGATGCTGAAGATTTTAGATATTTAGGAATTTTAAGAGCGGGTTCACAATTTAACGGAGGAGGAAATTCATTCGAAACGGTTTATGATATTGACTTCACTAATCAATATAACCAAGAAGGTGAAGTTAATAGAACTAAAGTACCTACTTTTGATGCTAACCAAAAAATTATTAATTACGTAATCACAAAACAAGAGGTTGTGGTTAACGGAACGACCAAAGTTTTTAAAAGAGTAATCAACCCATCCGATGTGGTTCCTTTCTTTAATTTCTTTTTACCTGAAAGAAACGTTTTAGGTGTTAATTCTATAATTCAAAAAGACGGAACTGGATATCCAAACGTTCCCGATTATACTGAATTTGTAACGGCTACAAATAGATGGTATGAAGTTGATGCATTGGCTGAAGATACGGTATTCATAGAAGACCCAACAAAACCTGTGGATAATGCTGGTGTTAAAGTTGGAAAATATATTAAAACTGAAAATAGATTCATTACCGAATACACACCCGAAGGATTTTTAAAAGTTCAATTTGGAGGAGGAACGACAACTCCAAATATTCAATTGGCTAACTTTGCTAAGTTAGGTATAAACTTAGACTTGGCTAATTACCAAAATAACATTGGTTTAGGGTTAACGGTTCAACCAAATACAACAATTTTTGTCCAATATAGAACAGGTGGTGGTTTAGCGTCAAATGTTGGTGTTGGGGTAATCAATCAAGTAGGAACAATTGATTTTTCGGTAAATGGTCCATCAAGTTCAATTAACTCAAATGTAATTGATTCTTTAACGGTTAATAATGTAACTGCAGCGATTGGAGGGTCAAACCCACCAACAACAGAAGAAGTGAGAAACATGGTGGCATTTAATTTTGCGGCACAAAAAAGAGCAGTAACTGTAAACGATTATAAATCATTAATTGATACGATGCCAGGAAAATTTGGAGCACCCGCAAAAGTTGCAATTACTGAATTAGATAATAAAATCACCGTTCAAATTTTAGCTTATGATGAAAATGGTAAATTGACA